CGACCGCCGCAAGTCTTACGTCGGGGCTGTTCCCCTCAAGATGCCCTGCCGCCAATGTATCGGGTGCAGATTGGACCATTCCCAAACCTGGGCCACGCGTATCGTTCACGAGGCGAAGCAACATGCCACTACGTGCTTCATCACGCTCACTTACGCACCCGAACATCTGCCTTACGACGGGGGGGTCCATAAAAGAGAGATGCAACTGTTCCTTAAAAGGTTACGTAAGGCAGTTCATCCTACCCTTGTCCGGTACTTCGCTTGCGGCGAATACGGCTCTACTGGAGGCCGCCCTCACTACCACCTCGTGCTTTTCGGCTACGACTTTGGTGGCGACCGCAAACTTTGGAGACGTACTCCTTCCGGCGCCCTCTCCTACCGATCTGCACAACTTGAATCGCTCTGGCCCTTCGGACACTCCGAAGTCGGCACCGTCTCGATCCAGTCTGCTGGATATATTGCCCGCTACTCCCTCAAGAAAATAGGCGGGCAGCCTGCCGAAGCCCACTACACCCGTCCCCATCCGGTGACCGGTGAAATCTTCCGCGTCCAACCAGAATTTATCATCATGTCTACAAAGCCCGGTATCGGCCGGCGCTGGTTCGACAAGTGGAAGACCGATGTCTTTCCTTCCGACTTCGTTATAATCGACGGTCAACGTCGGAAGGTTCCTGCCTACTACGACAAACTGCTGAAGGAGGAAGAACTACGCCGCGTCAAGGCGTTCCGTCAGGGCAATGCCCGTCAACACCAGTCAAACAACACTCCCGAAAGGCTCGCCGTCCGCGAGGAGCTTCAGACCCTCCGCGCGAAACGGCTTACCAGAAAGTTCGAGCAATGATCGTCAACGTTTTCGCTCTCTTCGATACCAAGGCTCAGTACTTCACGGCTCCTTGGTTCTACCCTCATGCCGGCCAGGCCATCCGTGCCTGCATCGACCTCGGGTCCGATCTCAATACCACGGTCGGCCGGCACCCGGCAGACTTTCATCTGTATCAAATTGCCACTTACGACGACCAGACGGCCGCGCTGGCCGCTCACGCCCCTGTGTCTCTCGGGGTCGTGACGTCGTTCCTCCCCTCCCTTGCCCCGGCCCCGCTCTTTGAGCAGACGGCTCAGAGGGAGAAATTCTGATGGCCCGTTTGCCCTCGGTTATGTCTCATACCTTCAGCCAAGTTCCGAAGGCCGAGATACCCCGCTCTAGTTTCGACCGCTCTCACGGTCTCAAGACCACGATCGCCGAAGCCGGCGATCTCGTTCCGATCTTCATTGACGAGGTCCTTCCTGGGGACACCTTCTCGCTCAACATGACCGGCTTCTGCCGGCTGAACACGCCGCTGCATCCCTACATGGATAACGCTTACTTCAACACGTTCTTCTTTGCCGTTCCGATACGGCTCATCTGGGAAAATTGGCAGCGGTTCAATGGCGAGCAATCACACCCTGGCGATTCCACCGACTATCTGGTCCCGCAGGTGGACGCGCCTCCTACTGGTTGGGACCCTAACTCTCTGTCTGACCACCTCGGCTTGCCGGTTGGAGTTGCAGGATTGCGCGTCTGCGCGTTTTGGCACCGTGCCTACAACCTTATCTGGGATGAATGGTTTCGAGACGAAAACCTCCAGCAGCCTGCCGAGGTCTTCACCGGCGACGGACCCGACGAGGCCGGCTACTACCCGCTGAGGCAACGCGGCAAGCGCCACGACTACTTCTCGTCGTCCCTCCCCTGGCCTCAGAAAGGCGAGTCTGTCTCGATCCCGATGGGCACGTATGCGCCTGTCGTCCCGATCGGCGATCTGCCCGGCCAGTCTTTCCCTCAGTTTACCGATCAAGGCGGTAACATTCCTGGGTATGGTCTTCTTCTCGAGACTAACCGCGGGATCTATGGCAGCACTGCTCCTTCTTCGGCGAAGCCGCTCTATTGGGCTGAGACTGGTCTCTACACCGATCTTTCTGTCGCAACTGCGAGTACCATCAATGAACTTCGCCAAGCTTTTCAGGTTCAGCGTTTATACGAGCGCGATGCTCGTGGCGGAACTCGCTATACTGAAATCGTTCGTTCACACTTCGGCGTTACAAGCCCCGACGCCAGACTACAGCGGCCTGAGTATCTTGGGGGTGGACAGTCGCCTGTCAACGTTTCTCAGGTCCCCCAGACCGCTCCCCCAACCGCCGAAGGCCCCACCCCTCAAGGTAACCTTGCCGGTTTCGGCACTTCCGTTATGTCCGNCCACGGNTTTTCCAAGTCCTTCACTGAGCANTGCGTNNTACTCGGCCTCGTTTCCGTTCGCGCCGATNTCACTTATCAGCANGGANTGGACCGCATGTTCTCCCGGCGCGGCCGCTTCGACTTCTACTGGCCTGCCCTTTCGCACATAGGTGAGCAGGCCGTTCTCTCCAAGGAAATCTACTGCGACGGAACCGCCAACGATGAAACTGTCTGGGGCTATCAGGAACGCTTTGCCGAGTACCGCTACAAGATCTCCCGTGTTACCGGGGAGATGCGGTCCTCCTATCCTCAGTCTCTCGATACGTGGCATCTTGCTCTCGACTTCGAGTCTCGTCCCCTGCTCAACGACGTCTTCATCGCCGACGCTCCGCCGTTCGATCGAGTCGTGGCTGTTACTTCCGAACCACTCTTCCTCGGCGATTTCTACTTTCGCCTTCGCTGCGCCAGGCCAATGCCTGTGTATGGCGTGCCTGGCATGATGGATCATTTCTGATGGTCGATGTTACCGGCGTTACCAATGCTGCCGGAGCTGCTGCGTCCGCCGTTCCTGCTGTCGGCCCCATCGTTGGGGCCGGCATCTCTGCGGCCGGCTCTCTCATCGGCGGCTTTCTCACCAATTCCGCCAACGCCTCGGCGACTGCCGCCACCAATGCCCAGAACCTGGAAATCTCTCGGGAGGCCAACCAGTTCAACGCCCAGCAGGCCCAGTACTCGCGTGACTACCAGCAGGCCAACATCCTCCAGGCCGAGGAATACGACGACGCCCAGGCCAGCGCTAACCGGTCTTTTCAGGCTGGCGCCGCTCAGATCCAGCGTGACTATGAGACCACGATGTCGAACACCGCCTACCAGCGCGCCACCGCCGACATGAAAGCGGCCGGCCTTAACCCTATCCTGGCCTACCAGCAGGGTGGCGCTTCTACCCCGACTGTTTCCGCCCCTTCGGGTGCTACCGCCTCTGTGGGCATCCCAGGGCCTCCCCCGACCGCGCAGGCGAATACCATCGCTATGCAGCCCGCGCGCTACTCCAACGTCCTCGGCGGGTCCGTCCAATCGGGCCTCGATACCTTCCGGACCCTTCAGGACGCTCAGCTCACCTCGGCCCAGATCGCCAAGATCAATTCCGAGACCACGCTGAACAAGACCACCGTCCCTGAGCAGCAGACTTCCATCGTCAACAAGAACAAGGCCGATACGGACCTTACTTACAGCCAGAACGCCGTGCAGCAGGGCCTGCTTGGCATGCAGGGCGCCCAGCTCCAGGTCCTCTATGGCCAAGCCGCTCAGGCGTTCTCTCAGGCCAACTCCGCTCGTGCTTCTGCCGAGCTNAACGACGCGCAACGCGCNATCGTNTCTACCTACGGAGGCCCCGAAGCCNTNGCCCGCATTATGCGGGATGGCGGTCAAGGGGCCTCTNCCATCCTCCAGGCTCTNGCCCGAGCTGGGGGTGGCTTCGTCTCNNNNCTCNTGAGCGGNCANNNCACCGCTCCTTCACCTTCTCCTTAGGGGTCAATNACATGGTCTTAACTTCCTTCTATCGTCCGCACGCTCGCGTTTACGCTCCTTCCGGCGGTGAACTAATGACTAAACAAGAATTCAAAGATGAATGCGACATCAACCGTATACTCTCACAATATAAACTCACTGGAATAATCTCACACATCAATAAAAATCAACCTCTATACACGGATCTACCTGACGCATCTGACTATCAAGAATCACTCAATACTCTAAATACCGCCGAAACTGCTTTTGCTTCTCTACCTTCTGTCGTGCGCTCTCACTTCAACAATGACCCCGGCGAGTTCCTCGCCGCTTTTTCTGACCCCAAGGCCGAGCCGTTCCTTCGTGAACACGGCCTTCTCAAGCCTCTGCCATCGCCCGCTCCTGAGCCGGGCCTTTCTCGGCCTGAGCCTCAGGCTCCTGCCGATCCTTCCTTATCAAATGTCAAATAGCCTTCGCTTTGCTTCAACCCCCAACGCGGGGGGTACTCGCCTTCTAGGCGAGTCAGGGGGGGCGCAGGCCCCCCTTCTTTTGCGCGCTCGGTGCGCGCTCCGGAGTAGCCTTCACTCGTTGTTATCTACTCCACGTGACACCAGCCCTCAGCTGTGTCACAATCCCTACTGCGAGGCCGATGTCCGGCTGAGCAACCAACCAACGAGGTAATCACCCATGGCCAAGCGCCACCGTATGGCTAAACGAGCCTCCCGACGGAACTTTCGTCGGGGCACTGCAACCCATAAGCGAAATGTGGCGGGTCCTATGAGAGGCGGCATCCGCCTTTGAATGGCTTGCTTCCATCCAGTCGACTCCTGGCCGGCGATTGCCCCGGCCAGGGGTATCGTCTTCG